CTTATCACTGATGATGAAGGTTTTATCATGTCCGAAAATGATCGTGATCCTCAACCGCAGTATTATAGTGAGCGTGGTGAAGATGAATCTCCTGTTCACACGACTTTTGATCAATTTGTCTCTGACAACTGTGGTGAGGAATATGCTTACATGTATGATCTGAATGGTAACTGGAAAGCATTCAAGCTTGCTGGCTACGACAATAAGATTGTTGAACGGGTTGACATCCCTGGCTATGTGACTGTATAATGTCACAAGGAACGGCAGCGCCTCAAAGACTCCATTTGTTGTTTTACATTCGTTGTTTTTTACCATGCGTACCTTTAACTTCACTGGTTCTTCTGCTATCGTTGACAACGGTATCACTGTGACCAACAACCGTGCTAACATTGTCTTCAAGGGCAATCGTGAGTATGTCTACGAAATCACCGATCCTACCTCCTTCATGGTGCAGCTGGAAGGTGAAATCGCTGACCAAAATGGTTCTGTTGGTCGTTTTGTTAACACCGCTCTGAAAAACGAACTGCTGAAGCCCATTACTGTGTGATTTGATTGGGGGGATTATTCCCCCCTTCTTATACCTTTGCCGTAAGTTCCATGAACGCCAAACAAATCAAAGCGGAAATGTCCCGCATTCAAACTCTCCTAAAGCACAATCTTTCTCTTGAAGAACGTGAAATGCTTGAGGAAGATTATGAAGATCTCCGTCAAGAACTTATCGAAGTTACCTGCTATTGAAAATGACTCACTTCACTGATCGTCCTAACATCGAAGAAATGACTGAAATGATGTACCGTGATGAACTTGAAGAACTGCTGGAATCTGACGATTCACAGTGGGATCTGAACATGGATGATGAATCAAATGATTTTGAATCATATCTTGGGTCAACCTACGACTACTGATGTGACACTTATATAACTGTCCACTGACCCCTAGGCAGCTTGTTTAGGGGTCTTATAGTATCTTCAGTTGATTCCCAACCAACCATGCAAAACACCACCCTCACAGCTGAAAAGATCGCAGATTACGCTGTAATGCTGTGTGACGCACTGTACATGAACCTGAAAGATTATCAGATTCGTGCTCACCAGTGTTCGATTCAAAATGAGATCAACATGGATTATCATCAACAAAAGATTGATGAAATCAAGAACCATGGTGTTGATGTGGAGTATTATATTGTGAGTGGTAAAAAGTATTTTAAGATTGTGATGCGTGATTCTGGCGGTCAGAAGTCGGCTCATGCTTTTGTGGACAAGACCACTGGAGAGGTCTACAAGCCCGCCAGCTGGCGAGCACCTGCCAAGCATGTACGCTACAACCTGCTCAACCAGAAGCAGCGTGAATGGCTGTATGAGAACGCTGACTGGTCTGGAGGCTATCTTTACATGTAAGCTTGACAGGGGGCTTCCAGCCCCCTATAATGACGTTGTTCACCACTGAACCAACCATGATTGCCGACACCACCACCGATGCCCAGCTGCGCCACACAATCATCAAAAGTGTGGAACAGATGGATCTTCGTCTGTTGCAACGCATTGCTTATGAATGTCGTTGTGAAGAAATGGGCATTCGCCCTGATGGTTGGAAACTCTATCCTGAAGAATGATGAACATCGTTGATCTGTCCATGCTTGCCACCTTTTTACTTTTGGTTGGTGGTATTGTATTCTTCTTCAAAGCAATTTACCGCTGAATCATGAAACCTTATCCTCTTGGTTACGACAATCCCTACATCATTCGTGGCATTGTAGGCACATCACGTTGGGGATTGTATGATCGGCAATCTTATCAAAAGATCGCTGAATTTCCTAATCAATTTCTTGCCTATGATGCTCGTCGTGCTATTTTGAAAACACAGGGTTACAACGCATGAAAACTTACCACTGGTTCTTTCTTGTGATTGCCATTCTGATGTGGAATGGCATGTTGATCAAACGTGATCAAGAAATGTTCAAGGCATATGATAAAGTCTGTGCCGAACTTCCCGCACCTCATCCTGATTGCCGTTACGCCAAATGACAATTTCTCCTGAAAAACAAAAACAACTTGAAGAAACCGCAGTAATGATCGGTCAGATTTTGGGTAAGTTGATCGGCGGCATTGTTGCAAATGCGATCATTGCTGGTATCATCTATGCAATTCTTGCACTGATGATCGGTCTTTCTGTCACCTATCTGCAAGTGTTTGGTGCAATTCTTCTTCTTGATCTTATCAAAGGATTTATCAAAAAATGAAAAAGTTTCTGATTCTTGCATCTATTCTGCTAACCACACCTGCGTTTGCAACACCAGAAAAACAAAAAGATTATCGTCCGTTTCGATATGAAACCCCATGTATGTTGGAACAAGGTCTAGCAACTTATCCTGATGTTTGTGTGGTGATTGAAACTCGTGAATCTGGTGGTGCTCTTCGCACTCGTAACATTTACTCCAATAAACATGGATTGACCATCAAAGGTCGCTTTGATAAAGAAAAAGGATACATGACCTGGGATAGTCACAATAAGTTTGAATATAAATGGGAATATAAGGTTGGTGGTACTGCCGACCCTGGTGCATGGACTTATGTAATGCCTGGTTTTTTACTTCAAAACGTTTCTTGGGACTAATATGACACACCGCAATTATACTGACAAATCAAAAAATGAATGGACTTGGGAAGAAACCCCAGAGACTATTCAAGCTCTTAAAGAATTGCACGAGACAGTAAAACGTGTAAATAACAATAAGTTTGCTGGAAATTATGAAGGGCCATTGTATGCTCCTCATCCAGACTTACAAAAAGAACCACCTGGAGATCCGTCATTTTAATAGCCATGGATTTAATTAAATTTAAACATCGTTATGATTTTGGTCACGATTATTATATCCAATTTTTAAATACTGGAAAGCATTTCCCAAAATTTCTTAAGAACAGATCATTACTTCAAGTATCTGTAAGTTGGAATGATGAACCATCTTATCCTTATCTTCAGATTACTTCTGGTAGTGGAACTGCCCTAGGTATTCTGTTCTGGGCATATAAGTTTGGGTTTGATATTGATGTTTTCTCTCGCACTTGGAATTGGGATTATCTGAGTGATGATGAATTAAATCGAGGAAAAGACACAATGGAAGATTATTTCAAAATGGATGAGTGCTGATGCTTAGCACACCAATTAGAGGAACAGCAAAAATAAAAACCACTTTGAATTGGTGGGAATACTGGATCGGTCATTGTTGGATGACAGGATGGCAAACTATCCGCCACAACTTTCGTATTTGGGCAGATCTTATGGGATCAAACTATGAGAATTATGCTCTACCTAGAACTGTAGAAGATCCCGAACAAGAATGTCTTGAATGGTTTTGGGTTGGACTGAATGATGATGATGTTTATCCCAAAGAGTTTCTTGAATATCTGATGCAAATGGTAGAGGATGTAGAACTTGGTAAAGTAGAAACATATTCTATAGATGAAATGATGGATAGATTGAAGGACAGTTTGCAAACTGACCATTCTGAGGATGATTGCGGTTCTGAAGATGTATAATAACCTTATTGAAACAGACTTATGACTCTCAAAGAAAAAAAGGCACTTCTCAAGAAACTTGAGACAGCATACAATACATGCTTTGATTGTGGTCAAAAGTATGGTGTGTATTCTGTAGGTTGTTCATCAGTGTATGAATCAAAGTGTGGTGTATGTGGTGAGATCAAACCTATCACAGAGACCCGAGACTTTGCTTACTTTATTACTGGTATTCGCAAACTGAAACTGGAAATTCAAAATGAGAAAAGTAACAGTAAAACCCAAAAGCAGCAAATCCAAGAATAGATTAGCAAACATTATGGACAATAACCCTGTCTGTATTGTAGAGCAGGACACTGGTGGTGAGTTATTCTTAGCATCAGAAAATCGCAAATACTTTTTCTGGGTTAGCACGAGAACTGGAACTAATCGTTTCGGTGACAAATCTGACGCACATTGGGAGGTACTATGAAACCTAAAATCTATCATATACTCAATCTTGCTATTGAGGAAGGTGTTAGACAGGGATGGCATCGTGCCCATAAACATGTAGAAAACCCTTCCGAACAAAATATCAAGGAAGCCATTGAGGATGCTGTAATGTCAGCAATTCATGAATACTTTACATTTGATGAGTCGGAGTATTACTCATGAGATTTAGAAACATAGAGTTCCGTTGGAGCAAAGTCAACAACAAATATGAACTCGTCAAGTGGTATACTCACGACTCTGGTGATAGTTGCTATGTCGTTGCTTTCTTCAATAAAAGCACAGAAGGATATGATATGGAAACTGTGGGTGATCGGTTCTTTGAGGATAAAGATGCTTGGGTTGTGGGTAAGTATGGTTTGGAGTTTCTAAATGCTATCTTTCAGATTGAACAACAAGAAGAGGAACTGAAATGACTGACGAACAACTACTCAATTCACTACAAGGAACTATGGCAACGATTGACCCTTATTCAGTTAAAAAAGAAGCAATTGATGAGTATCGTATAGATACTATTGAGGAACGACTTACTCGTATTGAAGATAAAGTTGATTTACTCATTACTCAACTTAAAATAGAGT